GGAATAGGCGCGGATTCCAATACGTGAAAACAACGAACGGATTCGGCTGTTGGAAGCTCAGATGGAACAAATTGACGTGGAGGACCCGCCCGATTGCGCCGTGAGCGAAACAGACCTACTGGAACTCGCGAATTGTTTAGGCGACGTACTGATGCAGGGGTATAATGTTCATAAAGTCAGAGCCTTATTTTCCGACTTCATGGAGCGGATCACCATCGAGCGCGCGACCGTGACCATCACCTACCACCCAGAAAAAATGGTCCTGGCGATACCGGCGGCTTCCTGCCATCCGGTTCCCAGTACCAGAAAAATGCTCCCCGGAGCCGCCTTGCTGGGAATCAAAACCCTGGTGTTCGACTTGCCCGCCAAGATGGTAGCGGTATGAAAGAACCCTGGCAACGAAACAAAGTCACCTTCCGCTGCGCGGCGTGCCGGCACACCTGGAAAAGCGAGCCGGGGCGCATCGCGGACGAGCCAACGCGCGAATGGCACCCCTGGCGGTATTTCGCCCAGTGTCCGAAGTGCCGCAAAGAGGTTGAGCAGGCCCACTGGGAACAATCCCTGCTAAAGGGCTGGACGAAGGCCTGCGGGCCGAAGACCGAAGAGGGGAAAAAGAAGGCTGCCGCGAATCTGTTGGGCCACCCCAACGCGGAAGCGCGGCAACGGACCCGCTTCAACGGCATGAAGCATGGGCTGAACGCCAAGGTGGCCACCTTCTACCCGGCCAAACCCAATGGCTATTCTCATTGCCGGACGTGCCGTTGGCTCAACAACGGGTGCGGCGAGTGGGAGCACGGCGCCTGCCTGACCCGAATGGAGTTGTTTTTCCAGCACCGGGTGGCGTTCCAGACCCGTGACCCGTCGCTATTGACGGACTTGCAGTCCGATCTGCAAAGTAACGTGCAGGCGATGATCAACGACATCATTTTGGCGATCATCAACAGCGGCGTCGAACTGCGGTCGCCGCAATGGTATTCGGACAAAGAGGGCGGTATGCATCTCGCGCAGTACGAGGATGAGCACGGGGTCATGCGCACCATTGACGACGTGACCGCCCATCCTTTGCTGAAGCCCCTGTACGAACTGATCAGCCGCAATACCGATGTCCTCGCGAAATTGGGGATGACGGAGAAGGCCAAGGAAGAGGATGCGGCGCTGCAAGGGTTCCTCGACCAGAAGGAACAGAAGGCCGAAGACCTGCGGGCGTTTGCCGAACGTCAGACACGGGCATTGGAGGATTTAACGGCGTTGATTGAACGCAGCCGCGCGAAACAAAAGCGCGACCCGGTGTTGATCGAACATCAGCAGGGGGAAAGCGATGGGGAATAAATCTCCAAATACAACCGGATTGCGGGTGACTAGACAGAAAACAGCCCAACAGGATTGGCTGAATGCCTGACCGCATTTCCGCCACCCAGCGCATCAAGCTCCAAAATCTCGCCGAGATGGAGGTGATGCGCTACGCCGACCATCATGCGTTGTGGCACAAGCATGTCCACAACGCTGAACTGGATTCCATGCAGGTGCTCAAGTGCCTGGAAATGGACCAGCATCCCCGCACGATTGATTTCTCCTGTCGGCGCACGGGCAAGACGGCGGTCAAAGAGCTGTACCTGCTCAAACACAACGCCTGCAATCCCGACCAAGAAGAAGGCATCGTCGCTCCGCGCGAGGCCCAGTCCCTGGTCAATCTGGGCTATCACCTCGAATCGATCCGCCGGTCGCCCATTCTGAGCGCGTGGCTCGCGTACAAATCCGGCCGCCAACAACTCTCGGACACCTATTACCAGTTTGGCAACCGGTCGGTCTGCCGCGCCTACGGCATCATGGCGCAAGTGGACGGTGGCGATTTGACTACCGCCAGCCTGGAAGAAGTGGACGATATGCCGCAGGACCGGTTGTATTCTCGATTCCTGATGATGCTGGGCGCCAAGCGTCGACTGGGGGCGAGTTCCGCCAGTCAGAACAAGCCGCAGGTGCGGATCACCGGCGTGTTCAAGGGCGCGGACACCCTGGCCAAAATGGTGAACAGCGATCAATACGCGGCGCTGCCGGTGGTCGATGCCTATTTGGGGCTGGAAATGGGCATCCTTCAGGAATCGGAAGTGGCGTTCTGGAAGGTGAATCTTTCCGCCGACGAGTATCTCCGGCAATGCCTCTGCAAAAACGTCTCCAGCCGGAATCTGATCTGGGAAACCAAGATTCGGAAGGCGCTGACGGTCGGACTGAAGGCCAGCATCGAACTGGCCGAGCCGTTGCCGGGCCTGCGGTATAAAAAACGCGGGTTGCTCGCCTTCGGTTATGACGCCTCCGGCCACGGCGAATCGGCCCATGCCTCGAAACATGCGTTCATCGTTGCTGAGCAGATTGGCAGCTTTACCGCGCTGATCTTCGCCAAGACCTGGCCGGCGGGAACGGATGACCAGGTGGTGCGGAAAGACCTGTTCGGGTTCTGGACGTATTTCCGCCCGGATTACGCGATTGGCGACGCTTACGGCGTGGGGATGCTGGCGCCGCTGAACGACGATCTATACGACGCCGGGTTGGTGGGCATTGACCGCCGCGCGGTCGGTGACGGTCGCAGCACGGCCAGCACCTGGCACGAATGGCCGTTTGCCCCACTGCGGTTCGAGGGGATGCAGAAACACAGCATGGCCATGAGCCTGCAAGCCATTTTCCACAACGATCAGGCCGCGATTCCCTACCTGTCGGATTTCGACTTGACCGACGCGGCCACGGCGGATTTGCGGTTGTTGGTGCGACAACTGGGCAACATCAAACCGGTCCCGACGAAAACGAGCTACGCCAGTTACAAGATGGCCGATCCGAAGATCGGCGATGACTTGTTTGACGCCACCATGGCGGCGGTGTGGGCCTTGGTGACGCGCGGCGCGGCGGAAGTTCCGGCGGCGATCCTGGGGATTACCCAATCACGAGAGCAACTATTGGAGGGGCGCGGGTGAGTAGAACACCAATGAACTTTTGGCATTTTCGTGGGAATAACGGCTTTCCGGCATGCGGCAATGTCGAGGTTGGCAACAGGCTGAATTTCACCACGACTGACCCTGCAAAAGTCGAATGCCCTCGCTGCCAGCGGTTGATGCAACGGGCCCTCAAGGCCAAGAAAACCGCTGTGGGGCGGACGGGAGAATGAGCTATGATTGGGTTTGACGTTATGCTAAATATGCTACCTGGAGAAAACTCAGGGAATGATGTCTTGATCAACGTAATGGGCAAGATCATTACGGCGCTGGAACTCAAATCCAACGATGATTATGGCGACGCATTGCACTTCGAGTTCAGTGACGGTAGCAAGATTAAGTTGAGAGATGATGGGCAAAGTTGCTGTGAGCGCCGGTACATGCAAACGGACGATAACTTAGAAGACTACATCGGCGCCAAATTGCTTGGCGTTGAGATCAAAGAAGCCCCGGACATAATTGACGATATTGGTGAGAAACATGAGGTACAGTTCCTCGAAATTAAGACCGACCGTGGTGTATTGACGATGGCGAATCATAATGAGCACAACGGATGGTACGGTGGGTTCTGGATAGTTGCGGAGGCGGCGTGAGCCTGGCTGACCGGGAACAACCGGCCCCCATTTCATCGAATCTCCCGGCGGTGTGGGACTTGGTGATTGCGGACATGCGGCTACGGGACGCCTTTGGCGAGAAAAAATATGGCGAGAGGCTGCGCCCCCATAATGGCCGCGATGCGGATGTGGATGCCTATCAGGAGGCGCTTGACCTCTGTGTCTATCTGCGACAAAAGCTGTACGAACGCGATGGGAGGTAACCATGGCCGAAAAATTCTGCCATGAATGCCAGCATTATCGGCGAATGCGCACCGGGCCGCACGAATGGGCCGCGCATTGCGACCTACATCAGGCCGATTTTTTCAATGCCGATCAGTGTGGCCAGTATGCCCCGTGCTCCTTCGTGCTCCACAACGATGATGAAGGCGAGCGGTGGCCGGCCTCGGAGTACGCGCCATGAGCCTGTTTTCCCGCTTGCGCGATTTGCTGCCGACGCTAGCCGGCCCGCGTGGCCAGACCGAGATTGGCCGCCGGCCCACGGAAGAAAACCGCATCCGCTATCTCTATCAGCAGATGCAGCCGGACATGGCGCTGCGCGCGACCATCCTCGATCTGCGGCGCATGGATCGGCAGGATTCGCGGGTGAAGAAAATCCATACCCGCATGGCCCGCACCGCCACCAAGGGTGGATTGCGGCTGGAGTGGACAACGGCGGAAAACGCCCGCGTGCGGCGGATGTGGGAGGCGTTCGAACGACGGCTGGGATTGGATCGGCAAGCGAAGATCGAAAGCGACTGCCGAGGGCTGGTGATGGAGGGCAATCTGCCCATGCAGTGGGTGGTGTCCGACGCCGGGCAAGTCGTGGCCGGGGTGCGGATGCCGACCGAAACCATCCTGCCCCTGGTCGATGATGCGGGCCGGTTCCGCGATGCCAGCGCCGCGTATGCCCAGTACGACCTCACCGAAGGCCGCCAAATCGCCAAGTTCCCCCTGTGGCAACTGACTCTCGAACGGCTTGATCCCGACAGCATTGACGATCACGGCGCGCTCGGCCGGCCGTATTTGGACGCCAGCCGCACGGTTTGGCGACAACTGCGCATGACCGAGGAGGACCTGGTGATCCGTCGCCGCCAGCGTGCGCCGCTGCGGTTTTCGCACATCCTGGAAGGGGCGACCAAGCCGGAACTGGAAGCGTACAAAGGGGAAGTGGAGTTTCGCCAGCGCCAGGATGCCATTTGCACCGACTTCTTCAGCAACAAGAAAGGCGGCGTGTCCGCGCTGCAAGGCGATGCCAATCTGGAGCAGGTCGCCGACGTGGTCCATCTGCTCGATACCTTCTTCGCCGGCGCGCCCGCGCCCCGTGGGCTATTCGGATATGCCGATGGTCTTTCCCGCGACATTTTGGAGGACCTGAAGCGAGACTATTACGAAGAAATCGACGCCTTGCAGGATACGGTGTCGTGGGTCTACGAGCAGGGGTTCCGCCTGGAGCTGCTGCTGGCTGGCATCAATCCGGATGCCTACTCGTTCTACATTGATTTCGTGGAGCGGCGCACCGAAACCCCGAATCAGGCCGCCGACCGGGCGTTGAAATACCAGGCGCTGGGCGTGCCCGCGCCGTTGTGCTGGGATACGGCGGGCCTGGACCCGACCGTGGTGCAAGCGGCGGTGGACGCCCAAGCCGAGGCCATAGACCCGTATCCCGCCGCGCCCGACCGTCAGGCCGGAACCCCAACGGTCAAGATCACCCCTGGCAACGCGCCCAAGGGCGAGAGCGCAACCGCGATCAGCAATGCCCCCCGATCCCCATGACCGCCGACGAACGCGCCAAGGCCGCCGCGTTGTTCTGGCACGTCCGCGTGCCGGCGTTCGGCTGGGGCGCGAGCCTGATTAAAAATCTGAACTGGCGGCTGCGAAACAATCCACAAGCGCCGCTGACGCCCAAGGAGAAATACTTGCTGGACCTGGCTGTGTGGCACTACCGCAATAAACTGGGCGGCATCGTCCCCTTCGCGTTGCCGGAGCGCGAACCCCAGCGGGCGGATTATTTCCCCGCGCCGCCGCCGCAAGAACAGGGATCGTTGCTATGAACGCGATCCGCGACGCCATTGCCAAGGCCAGCGCCGAGGCGCAGCAGAAAATGAACCTGCTCGACCGGGAAAGCGCGGATCGGTTGCTGGCGCTGTACGAGAGCGTGGCGCGGGAACTGGAAGCGGCGTTGCTCCCCTATCTGAATGCGGAAGGATCGCTACGGCTGGAAGTGATCCGCGACTATCTGCGGCAAGCGCAAGGCATCCTGAAGAATCTCAGTGGCCTCCAGCGGACGCTGCTGGACGATGCGCTGAATTCCGCCGCGTACCTCGGCGCCGGGGTTTTCGCCGAGCCTGAAGCCGTGCGCAGCCTGTTGGCCGAAGCCGCCGTCCGCTTCGTCGATCAATTCATCGCGGCGGACGGGCTGAAACTGTCCGACCGGCTCTATCGCATCGACCGGGGCGCGAGCCAGGCCATTGCCGAGGCGTTGCGCCGCGCGGTGGCCATGGGGCAAGACGCGAGCGCCACCGCCGCCGACTTTCTGGCGCGGGGTGAACCGGTGCCGCCCGATGTGCTGGCCCGGCTGGGGGCGAATACCCGCGCCGCGCTGGAACGCACGTTGCGGCAAGCGTTGATGGTGGACCCCCAGAATGCCTATAGCCACGCCCTGCGATTATTCCGCACCGAACTCAATCGCGCCCATGGCCAGGCTTATCAGAATGGCGCGGCGGCGCATCCTGATGTGATCGGCATGAAATACAATCTGTCGCCCAACCATCCCCGCACCGACATTTGCGACGTGTACGCCCATGCCAATCTGTACGGGTTGGGCCCTGGCGTGTATCCGGTCGGTCAAGCGCCCTGGCCGGCGCATCCCAATACCATGAGCTATCTGACGGCGGTGTTCCGCGAGGAAGTGACCGCGCGCGACCGGGCGGGGCAACAAGACTCCGTGGGATATCTGCGCACGCTGCCGGCGACGCAACAAGATCAGATTCTAGGCACCGCCAAAGCACAGGCGCTCCGGGCTGGCGTATTGAATGCCAGCGATCTCGAAACCCCCTGGAAGGAGTTGAGGGCGAATTATGAACAGCGCGGTTATGAATTTGGCTGAACCAGTTCCCCTGCTGGGCGACTGGCATCGAGACCCCGCGGGGCGCGTGGTGACGGTGATTTGCGAGTGCGGCAATCCGATGTATTACCGGCGGAAGGTGCATTCGCGGCTGCTGGACCCAGAGCGGGGCACGGCGCTTTGCAAAAAATGCAAAGGCTGGGTTCGGGTGCCGGTGCGGTTCAGTAATCAATAAACAAGCCCCCCCTTAGCGGGCGGGAGTATGGGAACCGTCGGTGCCCCGGCACGGCCCATGCTTCCCCTGCTGGATACCGGTGAAAACCGCTCAACATCCAGCGGAGGCGTTTCAAAATGAACCGATCTGTTTCAATTTGCGCCGTGGTTTGGCTGATCCTCGCCCCCGCTCAGGCCCTGGGGCAAACCATCTACAAATGCCCGCCCGCGACGCCGGGAGCACCGCCCGTGATCCAGCAAATGCCTTGTTCACCCACCGGGGGCGGCGAGACGATCACCGTTCATGCGCCAAAACCGGCTGGCGAAGGGGGCCTACGTGACAGCGAAAAAGATGCACTGAAGGAATCCATGGATGGATGACGACCCCGCCGGTCGTAGAAGGGCTTGCGTAGGGACTCGGAACCGCAACGCATCTCGCGTTCGCGGTTCTGCCCGGAGCAGCCCGTCCGGCGGTTCTCGACGCTTATCCGCGCCGGTTCTTCGGTTCGAGTTTCGCCCCAGTTGCGTATTGTTTCAAGACCGTTTCCACCAGATTCGAGAGCGGGCGATTTTCTTCTTTTGCCAGTCGAATCAGCGTAGCCCGAAGTTCGGGATCGATACGAACGTTGAGCGCTATCTTTGCCATTGCTGTATGCCTTATGTTGTGTTACGATAGCCATATGGTAACACGACTCAAAGCCTACAAGTTCAGAATTTATCCCGATACTGCCCAGCGCCAGCAGTTGGCGATTGAGTTCGGTAATAACCGGTTCGTCTGGAACCGCTGCCTGGACTTGCGCCAGAAAGCCTACGAGGCGGACCAGACCTGTCATAACTACGTGTCGCTGAACCGGCTGGTCACGGAGTGGAAGCACGGGGAATTCCCTTGGCTGGCCGATAGCGTGGCCGCCTGCTTGACGCAGACCTTGATCGATCAGGACAAGGCGTTTCAACATTTTTTCCGCCGGGTCAAAGCCGGCCAGAAGCCCGGCTATCCCCGCTTCAAGTCGCGCCACGGCAAGCAAGCCGTCCGTTATCAACTCGACCAGCGCCAGATCGACCGCACCTATCAAGCCGGCGAATTCCTGAAGTTGCCCAAGCTCGGCGCGGTCAAGGTGCGCTGGTCGCAAATGCCGGCGGGCGTCCCGAAAATGGCGACGGTCAGTAGAGACCCCTGCGGACGGTATTTCGTGAGCTTCGCCTGCGAGGTGGAAATCCAGCCGTTGCCGCTGACCGGAAAAACGGTCGGTCTGGATTTGGGAATTAAGGACGTGATGGTGAGTTGGGACGGCGAACAGGCCGTGAAGTCGGGCAATCCCCGCCATCTCAAGCGCCGATTGAAGCACCTGAAGCGCCAGCAACGGCGGCTGTCGAGAATGACCAAGGGCAGCCACCGGCGGCACAAGCAGCGGGTCAAGGTGGCCAGGATTCACGCCCACATTGCGGCGATGCGCGCCGACTTCTTGCACAAGACCACGACTGCGATAGTGAAAAGCGCCGATGTCATCGCCCTCGAAGATTTGAACGTGGCGGGCATGGTCAAGAATCACTGTCTGGCCGGCGCTATCGCCGACGTGGGCATGGGCGAGTTTCGCCGCCAGATCGAATACAAAGCCGCGTGGTACGGGCGAACCGTGGTCGTGGTGGACCGCTGGTTTCCGAGTAGCAAGACCTGTTCGAGTTGCGGGGCGTACCAGTCGAAAATGCCGCTGTCGGTTCGAGATTGGACGTGCCCGGACTGCGGAATCCGGCACGACCGCGACGCGAACGCGGCGAAAAATATCCGAATGTGGGCAACCGCCGGGGAGGCGGGGATTGCGCGTGGAGGGAGCAAGAACTTGTTGAGTCACGTACTCAGCACTCCCGGCGAAACGCGAACCGAAGAAATGCCGATCGAGCGCGGATGGACCGCGCGAAAAGCGGAATAGGCGCGGATTCCAA